GGCAACGTCAACTTAATTTCATCAGGCATTTATGCCTCCTAGAACAGCTACAACGTCTTCGTCGTTAATCACCATGTACTTTTGATGGGTTTCAGGGTCTTCGAGCAACTTGCCAGCATACTTGGCGTACGCTACAAAGTCTCCAACCTTGCACCACGGTTCGAATCCACTCAGGTCACTACCGGGGTTGGAGTTCAGGTAGAATGCCTTGAAAGCATCCGGTCCCACCTCCACCACGGTGCCTTTATCAAGGCCCGCTTCCATTCGTTTCGTCTCTTCCGTCTCGGCTAGGGCTAGGCCCATCGCCTTCATTCGCTTGTACGTGGGATCAGCATCTTCGAGCTTCTCCATCTTGAGAAGGACTCTATGTCCGCAAATCCTAATCATGCTACCTCGGCTTCGAGAATGTCATTGCAGGCTTGGATGTATCCTCTACGGACTGCATCGGCCACCGGGTCAATCCCTGCGGAGACCACCAACTCTTGTGTGACTCCTTGGATTATTTCCCGGATTTCTTGGAAGAAGGCTTCTGTGACGAGGCTCCTTTTCCATTCTTTGAACTCTGCTGAGCTTGTTGCTTCATCTGTTCTAATTTCAAGTCTCCTTGTTGTTTCTGCTGACTAACCTTCTGTTGACCTTCAACAGCCTTAGTTTGCAGTTTGGTCATGGCGTCTGCCATGAAGATCTTCTGGTTGGTGACTTCACCAGCCGTCTTAAGCTTCAACATCTGGGCTTCGTGCTCACGCTTCATGGCGTCAGACTGGGCTTGTTGCTGAAGCTTAGCTTGTGCGGATTGCATATCCAGCGCGTGTTTCTCTTGCGCCATCTGCATCTTCTGCGCCCCTGCGCGATCCGCAATCTCTGCCTTCTTCTCCATCTCCATGACCTTCGGATCTGGTTGTTGCGGCGGAGGTTGGGGTTGACCAGTCTCGGCCATCCCCGGAATGAGTTCTTGCCAATCCGGTTGCTCTTGCGCTGCCAGAACTCTCATGAGAACCTTCATTGGGTCGATCAAACCCGAAGGTAACAGTTCCATCAGTGCTTGAGCCTTCAGCAGCTTCTCTTGCTGCGTAGTCGCTACTGGATCCGCTGTCGGGCAAACGTCGTAGGTATCGTCTTCGAAATCCTCGGGTTGCACCGGCTCGTCCAGTACTGCGGCGTAGGTATTGGGGTTCAGGTAGTAGCCGTTAAGCTCGTACACCTTCTTGAACTCTTTTGCCATCGAGCGGTAGACACGCTTGTAGATAGCCGTGAATACCTTCATGCCTTGCTCGATTGAGGCCATCGTGGTAGTTGCTGGGGTGTTCTGTCCCGGCATCTTCCCAACGAAGATTTCTGCTATAGAGGCCAACTCCTTGCCGGAGGTGACCAGCATTCCTAGTAACTCGAAGAGGACTTTGGCTGGCTCTTTAGTCGGAAGGGGAACAATTTGCTTACGGAGGTCATCCCCGGTAGCGTTAACTGCCTTCCACTCTCCGGGCTGGATGGCGGCCTCGCCCATCTTGAGCTTGAGTCCCTTTCCAATGAATCCAGACTGAAGGTTATGAAGGGTACCTGCATCCACCAACTGGTTAACAAGTGTATTGACTGCCTCGTTGATAGGACCAAGCAGATGACCGAAGCCAAGATCATAAAAACTACCATCAGGGTTGGGAATGAAGCCGTACTTCGTATAGTAGTCAGTATGCTTCTCAACCTTGACAACATCTTTCCCCTCCATGACCATCTCTTCTGGAGTAAAGTTCGGAGAGATGCGTAGAACGATACCGCTTTCGTAGTGGAATGTGACGATGTAGGGTTCATCCGTACCATCGTCGTCAAGATCAAGCCAGCAGTGCTGCTCGATCAGCTTGTAAGGAGTGGTTTTGTCGGCATTGCCCGGTCCACCACGGATCAGGTCCGCAGTATTCGGCAGGGAGGGCTTCCCAAGGTCAACATCACGGAAAATTCCCATCCGTTGACGCTGTTTGAGCAACCTTTCCGGCATGTAGATGATCTCGGAGATCCGCTCAGCCTCTTCCAGCGTGTGAGTCCAGTAATCTACGACGAAATCCTCTGCGTAGATCAACTTCGACACCACTTTTTCACGATCCGGGCAGAAATACGTCTTCTTGAAGAGCATTCCAGCGATGGGGAGCATGACAAACAGCCGATCCATGTCCTCATCCCACGTTTCCATGTCAGACATGAACTGCCACGACATGTATTTGGCGATACGCTCGGCCTTTTTGGCCTTTTCTTGGCCGGGATCCGCTCCAACTACCCGAGTTTTGACCAGTTTTCCGTCACCGGGGACCAAAGTTGGGTACGCACGAGCGTTAAACTGGAGAGCAGCCGTCGCAATAAGAGGATACTTGATGTTAGAAGCATCCGGCCACGGGAACGACTTGTTCTCACGGACCTGCATAGCCAGATTCAACCACTCTTGGGTCTCTTCCAGCCACAGTTTCCGTGAGTTTTCGTCGACATCGTAGCCCTTTTTGCAATCACGGCCGATAGCGAGAAGCTTTTCATCTTCGAGTTCCTCCGCGATGTTTGTATCCAGCGCGGCGGCTTCGATCTGATGGTCCTCAGTATCCGGTGTGTCTGCTTCTTCCGGCTCCATGGAGTCCACTGGACTTAAATTCATCGTTGTATTCTTCCTCTTCGAGTTCTGCTTTTGTGGGAGCCTCGATCATTTTGTCGAGGAGAGTGCCCATGTATGCCCACGCGTCAACTTGGTCATCCTTGATGCCTCGTGGAAACTTCAGTAGTTCGTCTTCAAAGGAAGGGTACCAGTCCTCTCCCTTATCAAACTTACAGGTCCGCGCACGCATACGGGCTTGGATGTTCCGTGCTCTTTGTACTTTGTCTTTCCCTTGGTGCTTGATCTCTACGATAGTGGGATACGTGTTCTGAGTGATCATCTGTTCCCGGAGGAACGGGCCGATAGCCTGTGTGATCATCACCGTTTCAATCCCAAACGCCTCGGGTTGGTAGGTTCTCTCAAGAGCTAGGATCAGGTCCACAATCTCTCGTCCATCCAACCGTTCCCGAATCACATTCCGAAGCTGTACGTTTCGGTTCTCGTCCACTCCAGCGATACAGAAGACGCTGTAGTCTGCCTTGTTTGTCTCAGAGATGGCAGGATCGAGTGTGATGTAGTAGTGGAGCGGGAGATCCTTGTCTTCTTCCTTGATCTCTTGGAAGTCTCCCTTCTTGAAGTACGCCGTCGTTTCGTCGATGGGGTTGTTCAAGTACTCCTGATTGTAGAGATCCAGAGTACCTGAGTCTGCGAACTCCTTGTGCAGTTCCTGCCAGTACTCCTTGGGATACCGAGTGGGCCAGAGGATCTTGCTCATGTCCTCGTTGTGCGCCTTGTACTTGATCCCCCGCCACATGCTGCGTTTGGGACCAACCGAGTACACTTTCAATCCAGTGTCGATTGTGTACTTGTCGTACTGCTTCGGCATCAGATTCTCTAGCTGGGAGTCCATGTGAAGGATCGTACCCCAGTAGCGAATCTTCCCCTTTCGGGAGAGCATCGGGATCAGAGCAGCTTTGAACCACCGCTACAGCTTGTCCCGACGATCTTTGTTCATCACTAGCTCATCGTTTTCCAAGTCGTCGATGAGGATCAGGTCAGGCCGTAGGCCATTCCACAACAATCCCCGCAACGACTGTTGGGCACCCTTAGCCGCTATGCGGAAGGTATGCCCATCGGTACACTCTACGATGATGTCGGACTCGGTAGTCTTGAGGAACTCTACCTTACCCTTTTCGTTCTTCTTGATCCCAAACAACTCGATCAAGTCGTCGTTCGTGGATAGCTCCTGAGACATCGCGGACACGAACATCGTGGCCTGTGTTTCGGTATCGGAGACAACCAAGACATACCTCGAAGTCCGGAACAGCACCTCCGCTAAACCATATGCAAGGGTGCCCGCCGTACTCTTTGCATGTCCACGTGGGGCTGCGATCGCTATGAAACGGTGAGGGGAACAGGCTTCTTTCCATAACTCTTGGTGGAACTCCGGACTCTCTGTAGCTTCGTCAAATCCCTTGGATAGCACCGAGTTGACGAGCCCGGCGACTACTTCTGGTGTCAGCACTTGACAGCTTGGAGGACGAAGATGAATGTCCCGGCCTTGGTCTCAGAGTGCTTGATATCGAAGTCCCGAGTCCAGTAGTGGCGGAAGTCCGTCATGGCTGTCTTGCCAACCCCAGCCTCATAGACCTTCTGGGAGAGGAACGACA